CCTAAAAATATAGAAGATATTGCTACCAAGTATAAAACAAGATGTGATGAAAATGTTGAATTTACATTTTTAGTTGGGGAAGATATTAAAGAAGGATATAAAACTGAAAATTATGATCCAATTAATAGTTCTTCTTTATGGGGTTCTTGTATGAATAATAAAACTAATTATCTTAAAATTTACACAAAAAATCCTAATGTAGTTAAATTAGCAGTTCTTAAAAAGAACAATAAAATTCAAGCAAGATGTTTTGTTTGGAAAGTAAATGATAAGTTTTACTATGATAAAATCTATTACTACAGAGAACACCAATTAGGTATAATGAAACAAAATTTAGAATCAGAAGGTATTACTTCTATTCATACCTTAAGTTTTGCTTCAATTAAGTTAGATTTTTGTGATTTTAACAAATATCCTTATTTAGATACTTTTTATCTGTTAGATATGCAAACTAAATCTTTAATCTATTTTGATCCTGAAAAAGACTATAGATTATTACATGACCAACATGGGGAATATGCGGAAACTTCATTTAGATATACTAATGAAGATTATTAATATAAAAATTCAAGCGTTAGTATCAACTAACGCTTGAATTTATTTGCCATTGATGACATACCACTCATCATAGATGATGTATTCATATTAGGCATATTTGTTTTTTGTTTTTCTTCTTCGGTTTTTCTTTGCTTTTCTTCTTCTTCAATTAGTTGATTAACTAATTTTATATTCTCTTCAAACATCCAAAAAGGCCAAGTATTCATACTTATTTCTTGACAGTTGTAGTGCTTTTGTAATAAAAGTTTATTTTTTAATATACTTATCAAAGGCATTTGAAACAACGAAAAGAGCTGACGCTCCGTCGGGAAACAACATTTTGCTGTGGACCTCCAAGCCACAGCTACAATTCTTAACAATTTTTTCAATTCCAAAATTCATTAAATCAACTGCGGAAAATAAAAATTGGAAATCAGCCCCATTCATTTTTGTAAACTCATTTAATTTAGAATTAATACCTTCTGTAGTTATAGATGTTCTATTTACTAATGTAAATGGAACTATCTTTAAGAAAGACATATTAATTTTCTTATCTTTTTGTTTAGTTTCAATAATATAATCTGTAAAATTCTTTTGTAATCCTATTGTAGGAGGACACATATTGTATGTATTACCTGATGTAGTTTCAAATGTAAAGTAACCATTTGTTGGATCAAAATAGTTTTTTAACTTATCATCAATTTTAAAAAATCTGAAATTCTTTCTAACTAATTCTATATTAACTTCTGCTCCACAAGAACACTCAACAGTTGATATTAAGTTTGTTCCGTTTTGGAAAGTTAATTCTTTAATAGCAAATATTAAATAGAATCTGTCAGAATCTCTTAAATCTAAATAAGAACCAACTTTACCATTCGCATATTTAACTCTTACACAAGCAGATAACATCTCGTTCATTTTTTCAACGATGTCATGGAAATTATTATCATCTACCATTGAATATGCTTGTATCTCTTTAACTTCAGCAGGTCTTATTTGAATTGTAGTTCCAGCAGGATAAAAAATACCAGAAGGTAGTTCTTTTACATCAACTGTAAAATAATTTAAATTAGATACAGTAGTATCTATAGTAGTTTTATTTTCAGTTTGTGTTTTTTCAGGGTTAATATTCTTTCCTTCGACTTGTTCTAAGTGTTTTCTTAAATAATCTTGTTCTGAAATATTTTCGTTCATATATAATTTTTTCTTTTATATATAATTAAAATATTTGTTCCTAACTCAAAATTTTTAAATTTTAGTCTATTAATTCTAATATATGATAAACTCCTTCTTTATGGTATTTACTATATTTATCATATTTTTTATATATAGTTTGTTTTAATATAGATAAGAAAAAGTTTTCATCTATTACCTCATTTAATTTTGTTGTTAATTTTTTATTATCAGTAACATCACCAATTCTTAAATCTAAATTAAAACTATAACCTTCTAAATCATCAATCTCATGATAATCTAATATTATTTTCTTTTGAATAGTAAATCTAATATTTTCTAAATTTTTAGTTAAGTCACTATCAGAATATATTACTGCATATTTTTTAGTATCAAAATCTTGTATTAAATACATATTTAAAGAAGCATCTCTTAATAAAATATGACTTAATCCAATATTATAATAATCTGCTAATACTTTTTCATAAGAAATATCTGCTGTCCCTAAGTTTATTAAATTTTCTTTTAATAAAGAGTATTTTTCAAATTTTAAAACCCCATCGTGTTCTAAACCTGTTCTGTCTTCTATAACATCGTTAATTATTCTATTAATATTCCACACTTCTTTTAAATTATTTTTATCTAAAAATTTTTCAAATTTTTCACTATTCTTTAAATAGCTCGCTAACCTAGAAGGTTTGATTTTCCAATCTACAATATACTTATCTATAAAGTCATTAACTAATTTATAGTATTTATTAGCATCATGTGTATTATCTATCTTAATCATATTATATATATTAATTTTTTTATTTCAAATATTTTTCTTATATTTGTAAAAATAAAAATATGAATTATCTAAACATCAAAGAAACATTTTTAACACTAACATCTGAAACCTATCCAAATGGTACAGAAGATGATATCATTCGTTATCTACCTGATAATACACAAAAAGATATGGTCGGTAACTATTTTCTAAAAATTGGAAATAGTGACACAGTATTTGCGTGTCATATAGATACTGCTTGTAAAATTAAATCTAATGTTAAACATGTTATTGATGACAATATCATAAAAACAGATGGTAAAACTATATTAGGAGCAGATGATAAGGCAGGAATGTGTATTTTATTTTACATGATACAAAAAAACATCCCTGGTTTATATTATTTCTTTATTGGAGAAGAAGTTGGATGTATAGGTTCTAAGAATATTTCTAAAAATATACTTTTATTTAACAAATATAAAAGGATTATATCATTTGATAGACGAGGAGAAACTTCTGTAATAACTCACCAATCAAGAAAAAGAACTTGTTCTGATGATTTTGCAAATAGTTTAATATACGAATATGAAAAATCTGGATTAATTTTAGAAAAAGACCAAAATGGAGTATATACAGATTCAGCAGAATTTACAGATGTTATACCTGAGTGTACTAATATATCAGTTGGTTATATGTATGAGCATACTAATAATGAACAACAAAACATATTTTATTTAGAAAAATTAGCAGTAGCATCTGCTATGGTTGATTGGGAGAGTTTAGTTACTAAAAGAAATGTTGGTGAAATAGAATATAAAGAAACAGGTTCATATTTTTATGATTGTAATAATGATAATTATTACTACAATAAGAATAAGAATAAAAGGGAAAAAGTTGAATATACTAAGAGAGAAAAAAGGGGTAAAAGAGGTAAAAAAAATAAACCCCTTTTATTAGATTATAAAAGGGATTGTTATTTAGGTATAAAAGATTTTTATTTAAATGATAACTTTAATAAAGAAGATTTTCTTAGTTTAAGATATAATTTTTTAGATCCATTTGATGAAGCTGATAATAAGTTTATTAATCAAATGGAATTAAAATTCTCAATGGAAAAACTAGGTTTAGTTTTATAAAAATCTATAATGTCTGCTCCTGATATAATTTGATCAGGAGCATTTTTTATTTTAGACCCTTCGACATTATAAGATATCTTATATTTATTACCTTTTTTCTCTATAATTTCAACTGGAACAATTCCAACAGAATCATACCAATATTCAATAAGAACTTTATCTCCTAATTTATAATAGGATTTATATTCCAAAATATATTTCATAGAGTATATATTAAATTTACATTCTATATCTTTTCATGATTTCTATTTTCTATATCTTTTCATGATTTCAATTAAAAATGGATCTCTTACTATATCATCATCTGTAAATTCTACATAACCTACATTTTCCATATCTTGAAATCTATCTATTGCATCTTTTAATCCATTTTTATCGTTAAAAGGTAATCTCAAATCACTTTGATCAACATCCCCCATTATTATTAATTTACAATCTTCTCCCATTCTTGATATAAATGTTTTCATTTCATGAACGTTTGTATTTTGAGCTTCGTCTAATATAACAATTGCTCCAATAGATTTACCACTTTCATCTAAATTATCAAAAGTCAACCCTCTCATAAAATTAAGAATTGATTCTATAATAAATCCATTATCTCTTAAATAAGAAGATTGTTCTGAACCAATTAATTTATTCAAATTATCATAAAAATGTATAAAATAAGCGTGTGTTTTATCCCCTATTTCACCGGGTAATAAACCTATAGATTTTGAAACTTCTACTATAGGTTTAGTTAAAATTATTTGCCCTATTTTTTTATTTTTTAAACATTCTAAAGCTGTCATTAAAGCTATGAACGTATTATGAGTAACAATATAATTATCTGTTATGTATAAATGATTTTTATCTTCAATTGAAATACATTGTGCTAATTCTTTTCCATAATATTCTATAGATTTTATAAATCTACTAGCTTTATATTTTAATTTTTCTTTAAATAAAGATTTTTTCCTTTCCAAAGAAAATGGGTTAAAATCTAAATTAATATTTATAATATAACATAATTGTCCTTCTTTTTTTACACCTTTATATGTAAAATTAGGAATTTTAGTAGTTACTTTTGCTATACCACCTAATGAATTTACTAATTCTATAATATCATCTTTTAATTGTTTAGATATAGTGCAGTATGATATAACTGAATTTCTTTTATCAATAGTACCATCTGTATCCATTAATCCATATAATAATTTTTTTCTATCCTCAATTGTTGAAAATAAATATTTTTTAGGAATAAATTTTTCATTTGATTTTTTATTAAAAAGTCCAAGATCTTTTATTTCATCTAAAATATAATTTTTTTGTTTAAAACCAATTATAGAATAATCATAATTTGAATAATATTTTGATTGGCAATTTGTATTAGAAATTATTTCTTTTACTTTTAAATGTAATTCTTCATCACTAGTTGAATACCCAATATGATTTACAAATGTCCCATCTCCTAATAAAAATCCCATTAAATAAGGGTCTATTATATATTCTTCTTTTTTAAAATCTATTGCGTTTGATATTGGTATATTATAATTTTTTCTACCCTTCCTAATATATAAATTATTTTTTATATCTTTTAATTGTAAAATGCTATAAGGTAATTCTTCTTTAATTTTTTTATTATTAATTTTTTTATATTTATTTCTCTGAGCCTCATTTTTAACAGCCCATAAATGTTCATCACAACAATATGTTTCTGAATTATCGGAAAATGTTATTTTATAAATGTCCTTTTCTCCTTGAGGAAAAATACCATTGATAATAGATTGTTTATTATCAGGTGTAATAATAACATCTCCAATTTTTATATCACCCATTTTGACCCAACCATTAGTGGTTAAAATGTTACAAAACATAGGTTGAGCTTTACCTGTACCTGCGGATCCTTGTATAAGAGTAATTCTATTTTCTAAAATTGTATCATACATTAATTTTTGTTTTTGATTTTTAAATTTTGCTTTGATTTTAAAAATCAAATTTTTTGATTTTTCTTGTTTAATAAACTTACTCATTTGTTCAATTTCTCTAAAATCATCTTCTAGATTTGAATCCCGTTGTTTTCTTCTCGCCATAAATTAATGTATTTTTTTATTTTTATATATTAAATAGAATTATGATCATAATTCTATTATTTATTTTTTAATCAAAAAAGGACTTATTTAATATATAAAAATAAAAAATTAATGTGGAACTTAAATAGTGATACTAATCAGTGGGAAAATACTACTACAGCTTTAACTAAAGATAATTTTAATATTTATAAACAAGCTTTACAAGATACACGTTTTTATTCTAAAATAAATAGTGGCTCTTGCTATTCTTCTATATATGATTTAAATAACATTTATGATAAAATTCAATATAGAGATTTTAATACTTGGGTTATATCAGCTTCTTATTCTACTCAAAATATAGATAATTCTATAATTAATCCTATATTTTTAGACAAAAATAGCTATGCTACATTTAGCAAATATTGTGAAGAATACGCTTTTACTGAAAAAAACTACTTCACTCCAACTAAATTAATAGAATATAATTTTAATAATTTTATTTATGTAGATTTGTGTTTAGATACAAATAGTGATTTATCAGCTGCTTTTCCAACAATTGATGGAGTTAATTTAATTAATAATCAATTAGTATTAGTAATTGGTCAAACCGACCAAACACAAAATGGGGTTTATATAGTTAATAATTCATACTTAATTAAAACAGATAAATTAAGTACTTATGATAAAAGTATTAACTTTACAGTATCGGTTAGAAAAGGTAGTGTATATCAAGGTTCTAAATTTGTATTACAAAGAAATTTAGATGGTTATTATCCAACAGATGGAGTAGATCCTATTAATTTTACACAAGGTGATAGTTATTGTTTAAGAAATCAATTAGATTACCATAATTTTTATGATAGTAATTTCTATGATATAAAATATTTTAATGGAACTAGTTCTTATTCAAATATTTATAATGGGTATTTTGATATACCAGATAGGATTATATCTGTAGGTGATTTTGGCGTTATTTTTTGTATACAAAGTGGGGGTTCAAATTTAATTGATAATAAATTTAAAAATAATTTACGTTCAATTGATGAAAATGAAAATTATTACTTTATTGTAGGTGAATTTGGGACTTTATTAAAAATAGATAAAATAACTTTTAGTATTGAATCAATTAATCTAAATACTTATAATAATTTTAATCATGTTATATTTTATAATAAAACATATGGAGTTATAGTTGGTGATAATAATACTATATTCTTTACAAAAGATGGTATTAATTGGGTTGATATTAGTCAAGAATATCTAAATGGTGAAAGTTTCAATAAAGCAGTTTTCTTAGATATTAATAATTTATATATTGTTGGGAATAATGGGGTTTTCTTAGAATTAACATATACAAATAGTAATTGGATAATATACAAAAGAGATGTTATTCAATATGATCCTATTAAAGGGGATTATTTATTAGTTTATGATATTAAAGATGTTGCAGTTATTGGAATAACAAATAGCGTTATTAGTAATAATAATTCAAATATAACATTAAGTGGTAATTTTATTGTATTTGCTACATTAGAAAATAAAATTATTTTATATGATAAGTATCAACAGAATGGTGAATATTATTTTTTATATCTAAATATAGCCCCAAATAAAACAGGAGATTATGGAGATATTTATAATTTAAAAACATTTGATTCTGATAATAATTTATACTTTAGTTCAGATTATGTTTATAGTTTTGATATAAGAAATCTTAATTTATTAAGTCCTGATTCTAATATTCTTAGTTCTACATATTCAGCAAATATATTATGTAATACATATGTAAATAATTTTACTATTGATAGTAATGATTACTTATATGTTTGTGGTAATACTTTTTTATTAGATAGTTCTGCTACAAGCAGCATAAGTGCCTCGTATAATTATGATATAAATTCTGGATTTAATCAGTTATATAATGCTTATGGTACATATGGTTCTAAAATGTTATTTTTAGATTATGATATAGCAGCAAAAACTAATTTTTTTGATACAAGTGGAAATTATATATTACCACAATCAATAACAGTATCTTTTACTGATAGTTTTAGTTTTAGTAGTATTGAAGATACTTTAAGTTGGTTAGACTATGATAAAGATATTAAAAAAGATTATAGTGATAAACCAATAAGTGATAATAATCGTGTTTTATATAACACTTATTTTACAAAACAAAATTATCCTTATGGAACTATTAATATATCATACGACCAAATATTTGATGTTTCAAACAAATTATTTAATATTAATTATATATCAACTGACGGTGGTTCTTATCCATGTGTTATATTTAAAGATTGTATATTATTTAGTGTAGGAGAGAGTGGATTTGATCCTATTTATCAAAATATAGGAGATGTTATTAACTTCAAAACTTCAAATATAGATGTTAATCTAATTCATATTAAAATAATAAATTATAGTGGATGGCAATATTTGTACTGTAATCATAACTTCACTAAAAATATAATTAATAGTATATTAACTCAAAATATTAATATTAGTGATTTAAATATTTATTATAATACAAATAGTTTAATTTATAATTTTAATAAGCATTTTATAGGTCAAGGTTATCAAATGTCAGGAACAACAAGTAGTTTAACTATAACTCCTTTATTTAATGATAGCACTGCTTACTATAATATGGAATTAAGTGTTAATAGTTTACAAATGATTTATTCAGAGAGTTATAAAACATTTGGATTTAGTCCAACATACAATATATATGATTATTTATCATCAGTTAATAAAACTTTATTTGGTCCATCCGCTTCTATACCTAAAGCTTTTTATACAATGCCTATTTATACAGGTATTCCAATGAATGCTAATAGTAATTTCACTTCTGATAATATTTATATAGATACAGGTGCTTCTACAAATACTAATAAATTACTAATGGGGACTAATTTGAATTTCCAATGGGAAACTTTTTGGGTAAATACTTTTGTTGATATTACTTTATATACAGCAGGAAGTAGTTATTCAACTACTCAATTATTAGTTACAGATAAATACTTTGATGAAGTTGAAAATGGATATATATTAGAATTTAATAAACAAATTAATTATTCAAATTCAACATTGTTATCAATTGATATAAAAAGTAGAAATACATTACAGCAAATTAGTAATGATTTACAATTATTAAATAATATACAAAAACCTTCTTATCAAAAAAGTCAAGCAAGTTTCGGAACAACTAATTTTAATAAAAACTTCAATACTAAATTTAGTACTGATTCTTATGCTAAAATATTATTATCAGATGGGGATATAAAGAAAAATTTAACAGGAATTATATTTACAGATAATAATTATGAATTAGCTGCTTGTATTATTAATCTTAATAGTATTGATAAATTTGATATAATAGATAATTACTATAAATATAGCGAAGAAATTAACTATTTACAAATAACCACAAAAGAAAAAACCGGTTTAAGTATAGGAGATGCAATAAGTATTAGTTTTGATGGGACAGATTATTCAAATTGTTATGGTTTTCAAATAGTATTAGATATCAAAGATGATTATACATTTTATACTGATAAAAGATTTTATATGGAAAGTAAACCACCAAATAGAGGAACTCTTTATATAAATAAATTTGATCCTTTCTTTAACTACCAACCAATAGATTTATTTAATGTAGGTTTAGATTTAGTACCTCAAATTGCTTTGAAAATAGACCCAAATAACATACAAGTATCTGGTTCTTCTTATTCATTAGTTAATTTAGACCCAAATAATTATACATATAAATTGGTTGATGATTTAAGTATATCTGAATTATCTAACAATAGTAATTATTATTGGATTTTAGATGCCGAATTATCTAACGCTATTATAGGTAAAGATATAAATGGTATAGTTTTTTATAAAGGTGATTGGATTTATGGAAGATGGTTCGGAGGAACATGGTATTCAGGAACTTGGTATAATGGCGAATGGAATGGTGGTACTTGGAATAGTTATAATGTTAACTATAATGGAGTATCAACAAAAGTCCAAAATACTTTAGATAATACTCAATCAAAATGGTTATCAGGAAGATGGTATGCCGGAAATTGGAATGGCGGTATCTGGGAAGATGGTAGATGGTATGATGGTAATTTTAACAATGGTGTTTGGAATGGTGGCGTTTGGAACGGAGGTAATTGGTATAATGGAGAATTTAGTAGTGGTATATGGATCAGTGGTGTTTGGAATAATGGTTTATTTAATTGTAATAATGGTATTTCTTATTGGTTAGATGGAGTTTGGAATGGGGGTGATTTTCAAAATGGAGTTTGGTTTAATGGATTATTTAATCAACCAAAAGATAAATTATCAAGATTTGGTACAATGGCATTTAATACAAGACCCGCTATTTGGTTAAGTGGTAAGTTTAATGGTGGGGAATTCCATTCAAGTTTAAATAGTGATTCAAGTGGATTTCCAATAAAATCAAGTGTTAATTACTATTCTTTTTGGAAAACAGGTATATGGAATAGTGGTACTTGGTATGGTGGAATAGCACATGCTATTGATTTTAATTCAGGAACTTGGTATGGGGGTGTAATAGAAGATATACCAATCTTAGGATTAAGTACATCTACTAATTCACAATTAAAAATTGGAGGAGATTTTAGATATAATATAGGGGATGATATATATTTATTAAATGATAGTAATATATCAACAACATATAGTATAATAGCAGGAACTACATCAGGATCATATCAAACATTTAAGGTAATAGGGTCTGAACAACAATCAGGTTCTTATTCATATACTATAATAACTATAGATTCTGATTTATCGGAAGATATATATTTAGGAACTTCTTCAAATATAGGATTTAATGACAATAGTTTACCTTATTTAGGAATTAAATTAACAAGTTATTTTAATAATTCTGTATGGGAAAGTGGGGTATGGACATCTGGTATATTTGAAGGTGGTTATTTCTTAGGTGGAATATGGTATGATGGTGTATTTAAATCTAATTGGGGTTATTAATATATAGATTAATAAAATAATTTAACAGAATGAAAAATATAAAAAAATTTATTAATTTCTTATCAGAAGCTAATGACATGGATCAAATACCAACTGAAAATGAAGAAGAAAAGGTATTAGATCCTAATACCTATAATGAATTAGTAAATGGTATTAAAAAATTAATTTCAGAAACAATAGATTCTAATAATGAAGAAACTATTAAAGGATTTATTAAAGTTTATGTTAAAAATCCCGAAGAAAAAGAAATAATTGGGTTAATTAATGATGCTGATGTATATGAATTTTATCTTAAATATATGTCTGATATAGATGAGATTTTAACTTTTTCTAATTTTTATAGTGAAAAACCTGATTCATTAGAAATATATAGTCTTTATGATTATTTAGTTAAAGGAACTAAAGTTGCTGTTTTAGAATTATTAAGAAAGATAGTATAACTATCTTTCTTTTGGATAAGAATATAATTTATTTCTTTCCTCAAATATCTTTCTTAACATTTTAGTTTCTCTATTATCTTTACCTAAAACATAAGCATATTTATGTTTACTTGGCATATCAATTTTTTGAGAACTTTTTTGCTTTTGTTTAGAATGTTCCCTTAATAATTTTTCTATATCATCAGGAATATTTTCCCAATTTATACCTGTTTTATGACTCCAATCTTTTTCCCATTTGAAACCTAACTCAACAGCATATTTTCTATATGCTGTTTTTTGTCTAAAAAACCTATCCGATACTACTTTTCCTGTATATGGGTTTATATAACGAGTAGTTGTTCCTGATTTTTGACCTAAATAATAAAAATTTGTTGCTTGATAGACTGTACCGAGCTCACGGGCTGTAGGGTCCGAGTAGCAAGTAAAGAGCCTATATTTCGTAGTTTGGACCATATGTTTTATACTCCACATAATAAAAGCACTCGCAAGATTTTTTGGTGTAAATCCTGAACAGGCTCCCCTGCTAAGTAATCTCTCAATATCTTTTGTATTTTCTCCTAATAATTTAGAAAAAGCGTTAGGCATACTAAAAATTAATACACCAGATAAAAAGTTATTAGATTTTAATCTACAGGTATAATAATTTGTGGAATATTGTGTTAGATTACCTAAGTATTCATTTTTAACAATAAAATCAAAACATTCTTTTTTAGTTTTAGAATCCACCATATCAACAGATTCAAAATAAAAATCATTAACCCTTAATAATTTAGATTCCTCTAATGTCATATTAAGTTCTTTTAAATCATTTTCTAAATTATCTAACCTCATTTGATATTGATAACAATGTGGTTCTTTATAATTTTTTAATCTTTCTATTAAATCCATAATTAATTTTCTTTTTTATCTATTAATTCTTTATTATCATTAATAAATGATATAATTAAACTTTCTATTAATTTTGACTTATTAATCATTTTTATATTCACTATTTTTAAGAAATCTTCGTAGATTAAATCATCTATCGAAAATGATTGAGTTGTTCTTTTTTTCATATTTTTCATATTTTTCATAAAAATCATAAATTTATTAAAAGGTATATAAATTTATATAATATATAGTATATATAAAAAATATAAAAAGTTATGATAGATAAAACAAAAAAATTTATAGAGGAGGCTAAATTAAAACATGGAGAAAAATATTTATATGATAAAGTAAATTACATAAAAACTTCATCTAAAGTTATTATAACTTGCTTAATACATGGTGATTTTATACAAAGTCCTAATACACACTTATCAGGAAGTGGTTGTAGAAAATGTTATAGTGATAAATATAAAACAAATAATGAAGAATTTATTAAAGAAATTATTGATATACATAAAAATAATAAAAATTTAACTTTTGATAAAGTTAAATATGAAAATGCTAGAACTAATGTTATTATAACATGTTTAATACATGGTGATTATGAGACTAAACCTTCTAATATTAGAAATGGATGTATATGTAGAAAATGTTTTTATACTAAAAAAATAAATAATCAAGAAGATTATTTAAATAAATGTAGAGAAAAACACAATAATTATTATGATTACTCTAAATCTTTTTATAAATCAACGCACGAAAAAATGATCATAATATGTCCTGCTCACGGTGAATTCGAACAAGAAGCTGTAAGTCATTTAACAGGTTCTGGATGTTCAGAATGTCATTTTGATAAAATCACAAAAACAACTGAAAAATTTATAGAAGAAGCAAATTTAATACACAATAATTTATATGATTATTCAAAAACTAAATATATTAATAATGCTAAAAAAATTATTATAATTTGTAAAGAACATGGAGAATTTAAACAAACCCCTAATAAACATCTAAATAGTAGAGGTTGTCCAAATTGTTATAAATCAAAAGGATCTATTAAAATAAAAAATATTTTAGATATAAATAATATTGAATATATTGAAGAAATGAAATTTGATGATTGTCGAAATAAAAATTCTTTACCATTTGATTTTTATTTACCAAAATTAAATACTTGTATAGAGTTTGATGGTCTTCAACATTTCGAATCTATTAATTTTTGGGGTGGCGAAAAAAGACTAAATTATACAAAAAATAATGATGAAATAAAAAATAAATATTGTGAGAATAATAATATTAAATTATTAAGAATACCTTATTATGAAATTGATAAAATAGCAGATATATTACTTAATATTTTTAATATATAATTAAAAATTAATAGTAAATGAAAATATTAAAATTTAATTCATTTATAAATGAAAAAATCCTATTAAAGGATGCTAATGAAGTTCTTAATCTTATTAAGAAGAATATTTCAAATAAAGCTGAATTAATTGGAGGATTTGGTAAAGGAAAACTTGAATCAGAACATGATATAGATATTCTAATACCTGATAAAAAATTTAATAAAAAATTGAAAGATAAAATTTTTAATTTATTAAATGCCAAATCAGTCGAAGATACTGATTGGGGAGGTTGGTACTTTTCTACTGATTGGGGAGATGTAGATATTTTTTATACAACAAAAGATTTTGATTACTAGTAAAATTTCTTGTATCATGTTTTTAATCCATTATTTCTATTAATACTTCAGTTTTACCTAACTCTTTTATAGCACAAAATCTATGATTAAAATCTAATAAATAATATTCTTTATTTTCATCAAAATAATCAAATATTAAAATTAGAAATTCTAATAATTCATTTTCTTCATCACTAAGGTCATCAAAAGGAAAAACATCATCTATTTTTTTAGCATATTTATTAATTCTGTTGTATTCAGGACATTCTTCTTCATCAATAATAGTATAAAACCCATCACTATAAAATTTATCATATAATTTATATCCATGTAATAAGTCCCAAGTTTCATCAAAATTTTTCATATCATCAAGCCAATCTAACATATCTTTTAAATTACTTGCTATATTAACTTCTTCGACTGGAAAAGTTTCAATTATACCATCATTTTCTAAGTATTTTACATATCTATCTATTTGATCTTGATAAAATGTATTTTCAGTAGTATGCTCGATTTTATCTACATTTATCTCAAGTGTATTCTTTTCATTTCCTAATTTATATAAAACACCATCACACCTTCTAAATTTACCCTCAGAGTTTCTATCTATTTTAGTTATGGTATAACTTTCATATTTTTTCAAATGTTTCATATTAATATATATTAATATGAAGTACTTAAAAAGTCGTGAAGAATTATTAAAACATAAAGAATATCTTTCTTGGAAAAGAAAAAATGTTTCTATTAGAGGAATTGCTAAATTTGGGGAATTTAATAAAGGAGGAGCTTCTATGGGAGAAGGTTTATATACAGCTTGTTTATCTAACAAGGAAATGGCGAGAAAATATGGTAAAGTATATTTTGTAGTTAATGCTAAACCAAAAAAACCTCTAAAATTTAGAAATACTTGGTATTGGGAAATATTCTTACAAAACCTAATTCTAAAAATAGTAGGAGAGTATGATTTAAAAACCTTTTATAACAAAACTACAATTAAAAATGAAATACAAAAATTAGGTTATGATGGTATCGAAATAGTTGGACGTGAATATGTTATATATGATCCAAAAGATGTCTTATATTTTGATAATGAAAAAGAGTTAGAAGAATACTTTAATCAAATAAATCTTCATGAGTAATATAATTTATTAATTGTTCTATACTTATATCTCCTCTATATTGTTTATGTGTTTTATTAAAATGAATACTAACATTAACTAACAAACTCTGTTCATCAAAATCATTAATACCTATACTTAGATTTTTATTATGATAAGTCATATTTGGATTAAAATATTTTTTAATAATATTATTATACATATTTAATTCATCTTTTCTTTCTTTTACTTCTTCAGGTGTTAAAAGATCTACTTCAATTTTATCATAGATTTCTTCAAAGAAAGCATCTACTGGAGTTGATATAGTATGTTTTTTATAACTTACATCTTCGGTATTATATGAAACATATATATAAGCATCATGAGAAGCCCATATTTGGTAGTGTCTCATATATTCTTCAATAAAAGTTGAAGTGTTAGATATCTCATCTATTTCTTCAGTTAAAATATATTTTAATAAATAAGGAATAGGTATAGTTATATTATATTTATTAGATTTTCTAAAACTTTTAGTAGAGTTATATTCAAAATCAATATATTTTGTTATTTTATTAATTTCTTCCTTACATTCTTGCTCATACTCATCGACTGAGTTATCTGAAATAATTTCTTTAATACCTTCAATTATTTTTTCATCTTTTCTAAATTGGTCATAATACCTATCTTTAAATTTTTCAAATGAGATTTTTCCTATTATTTTGGATATAGTATCAAAATATTCTTTAAATATTTTTTCACAAAGATCATCAAAAAAGTTCTCATCATCACTCATTTCATGAACACTACTATAAACATTATCACTAGCATTATATTCTTGATTTCTTAATGTTTCTAATTCGTCTTTAACACCTTCCATATCGTCAGATAATTCAGATATAAATACAATTTTATTTTCATCTAAATCATCTATTTCACCATATAAAAATGTATCCTCATCATCCTCATTAGTTTTATAACAACTTAAAACTTCATCTTCATCTTTAGATAAAATAGCAGCTGCTAATTTATTTTCATACCCATATATTTTAATAATTAATTCTGATATATCTTTATTGTTTAATAAAATAATTTTTTCAAATTGCTTTTCAAAATCTCCTTCTAAACCAAATAAACTAGGAAAATAAAATTTTTTTATTTCCTCATTTGTTTTTATAAATGTCTCTTTATCTATTTCGTAATCATACTTATTTTTAAATTGTTTAGATCCAAAATGAAATTGATATTTATCTGAATTATCTTCTTTGTTTATTATAATATATAAAGGACCTTGATTATTATGAGTTTTAAAATGATTTGATCTTTCTTTATACTCAGGATTTGTAGAATATTGACCCCAAGCAGTACACCATTGAGTTCCTGCTCCTAATATACATGCTCCTTTTTCTGATATTGGTTTAAATATATACCATTTATCCCCATTTAATAATATAAAATAGTCTATATCTTTTTCTAAATTATCTAAAAGTATTTTAATATCTACATTATCTTTTGATAACATAAATCTTTTAGCTGTATTAAAAAGAGTGTTCATACTATCAATCTCATTATAGTTCACTTTAACAGCATTTCTATATTTATAGAAAAGTTCTATATATTCTTTGGCTTTAGGTAAATCTTCGTTTATTAGTCTTTGCTTTTCTTCCGCACTTTCAATATTATTATAAATATTAAGCATAGATATACCATACTTACCTAAATTTGTTAAATTATATTTTCCTGTTTCGGGATTTTTTAAAAATTTTGTGTAAGGATCACACTTTATTAACTCTACGAAAATTTTATTAGGTATATCTTTATATTGTTCTTTAATTTGTTTAACGGATATAGCCTCAAATAAAAAATAGTCATTATATTTTTTAATATGCTTCATAATAAAGTATATATAAAATATAATGACTATAAATTGTTTAAAATATAATTTAATTTTGTATCTCTTAGCTCATTATCCCTACAAAAATAATTTTTATGTATAGAATGTTTAAAAGTTTTCCCATCTCTTATTCTTCTTACCCAAACATTATTATTTGAATCTATACGAATAATTTGGAATTTTTCACCAATCTCTCCTATATCAGGATAATTACCTTTAATTTTTTTTCTATAAAGAAAAATATTATCCCCATTTTTTAGTTGGGTCTTTTCTTCCGTTCTTCTTATTCGTGTTATTAACAGCTTATTATTATCTGTAATAAATGTTTTATTTTGCATTTCTTAATATAACTACTTTACCTTCTACCGAATAGATTTTCCAATTACCTTCCGGTAATGGAAATTTAATAAAATCCCAATTAACGCTATCATTTGTATCTGCTATAAAATAGTTATCTGTTGTTATAGCAGTATTCATAAAGTTTTTTGGGATTACTATTCTAATAAATTCTTTATCCATTATCTAATTGATTTAATCTATCTCTTATTTGAGAAGCAATTTCATATTCTTCATTTTCAAGAGCATTATTTAACATCTTCTGTAAATTTTCTTTTGTATTTAAAGACTTCGGATTAAATTCCGCTTTTTGATTAGTATCCATTTGTTCTTCATTAATAGTACCATCATCATTCATTTCTATACCAGCAATACCTAATACACTTTCATTTGTATATATAGGGCATGCATGTCCTATAGAAAGGGCTACGGCATCACCAATTGTAGAAGGAATTCTAATTTCCTCATCAAGTGAATTTAAGATAACTAAATCAGTATAAAATTTACCTTCTAAAATAGAATATATTTCTACGCATTTTAGTCTAGCACTAAGTGCTTCAAGAATTGGTTTTATCAAATCTTGAGTTATTTTAACTTTTGATTTAGATTCCATTTTAACTGCAATACTTTGCGCTTCATTTTGATTGATAGTTATAGGTAATTTTCTTAATCCTTTATATTCATTAAGGACTAATATAAAATAACCATCATTTGTTTGAGTATATGCCAAACTTAATACTTTTAGTTTTATTTTTTTCATAATTTTTATTTATAACACAAATATAATAATTTTTTTCAAAGTTTCAAAAAAATTTTTAAAACCCACTTCCAAATATATCAATAACAACACCTAATCTTTTCGTAATCTCAGGCATATTTAACGGTTCAATTATTGAATTGATTGGGGATAATAACGCTTTATTAAATTGCTCCCCAAGATCAATTTTTGGAGCAAATTCAATCGGAAACTGATCTCTTAAATAAGCAAATATTGGCTGTTCCGCATTATCAGTATAATAATACTTAATCTTACTACCGCTTTTTATAAACTCATATTTTGATTGTAAATCTTTATGCTTAAATAATAAGAAATTATGATAAGCAGCTGCTTTAACAGCAAAGTGAGCACCTGTTACAAACTCTAATTTTTTCTTATCGTCTATAACTTTTTCATCATAATTAGTACAAGAAGATTGTAAAGCTATATCATCAATTCTATCAGGAACACATAAATCAAATTCTTTTCTTAAACCTTTAACTAATTTAAGTAATTCTTTAATATTAAATGTATCAGGATTTTTAAATAAATACTTAACAATTTCTACAATCTTTTCTCTTGCAAATAAAGGTGTAGATGATCTAACCAACTCAACTCCTTTTGGATAAATATAATTAAATCTATCATAAGGAATACCATCTTCATATACAATATGTTGTATATATTTCTTCTTTGCCATACTAATTATAGATTCAGAAATTCTTTCTAATTCAAAATCATGCTTATTTTCAACACCATACTTTTTACCATAATCATCTAAAGCATCAATAAAATATTGAGCAATTCTGTTCTTATCTAAGTCCATGATAAAATCTAATCCACTTGAATACATATGTTGCCATTCACAATGATCCATTGCAGGTTGGAATGAAGCAAAAAGCGAATTATGAACTAATATATCATTACCAATAAATGTATGTGTATCATCATCAACTTCTACATCATAAACATATTCTTCATCAAATAATCCTATTTCTTCACAACTTTCAATATCGTCAAATTCATATTTTAATTTTTCACTCATATATTTCTTTTATTATTTTATCTATTGTTTTTTCTAAACCAAACTCATTAAATTCTGATTCCCAAATAGTTATTAGTTTATTTAACTTTGTATCTAAAAAATCTTTTTTAATTTTGTCTTTTTCCCAAATATTTTCTGCTGTTATATTTTTATCAAAAAAGAAATTATTATAATCACCTTTATATTTTAAAGGATTAGCATGATAATAATCACCATTGAATTCGATGCCTATATTTAGTTCTTTAATATAAAAATCTAAAAAATAATATTTATTACTACTATTTGAATAAAACCACCTTTCTTTTTCAGCATAAAAATATGTATATTTTTTATTCAATTTTTTTATTAAATTATCAAATAATAATTTTGATATAGGTGAATAATAAGTTATAATTCTATTTATAACAAAATTATTATATTTTTTACTACCCTCATCAATTCCATATTTATTAATAAAATAATCTAATGTAGTTGAATATCTTTGTTTGTCACAATAATCATTCCATTTTGAAATTCCTACTTCCTCACCATGTTTTTTTATTAAATTATTAATAGTTACTGCTCTTGATTTATTAAATAAATCATATGTATTTTTATCCCATTCATATTTTTTATTTTTATATTCAAAAGAATTAGAATATGCTTGTTTTTCTTTATAATTTTCAAATTTTTTTATACCTTCAATCTTACCATATTTATTTACTAGATTTTCTAAAGTAACTGCCTTTTCTTTATGTACTTTTTTCATAATATTTTCAGGTATATCAAAAGCATAACAAGTCATACTATTAATAGTATTAAAAATTCTACTTTTATTTTTTGTTTCATATAATGGAATTTCGTTTATTAAACAATCTTCACAACAAGTTAAATAATAGTCAATATTATCAACTTTTTTTGATGAAATACATGATTTATTATGAAGAATAATTTCTTTATTTTTTGTTACCCTAAATGTAGAATCATAATAATATATTACATCATCACAAATTCTACATTTAGGGTAGTTTGGAAAATATTTCTCAAATATTTCTCTATAAAAATTTTTAGTTTTTGTTTTATTAAATTTTTCAATAAATTCTTTATTTAGTTCCATCTTATATAAGTTTATTTATCACTATATATTAAATCTATATATCAATTTTTAACTATTAATATTTTATCCGTTTTTAAGATTTCACTAGGTTTTACTTCAATTTTTTTACCATTTCTAAAAACAATCATAGAATGATCATTTGTAACAATTATTTCTTTACCACTTTTAGTTTTTAACTTCCATTTTGGTTTAGATACTTTATGTCTAATTATTCTAACAACTTTTGAATATTCTAACCCTTTATCATCAATATAATTTAGAATTTTTTCATTTGTTAAAACAGATTCATGACCTTTTATAGTTTCACCACCTGTTCCATTTATCAAATTCCGATTATACCAATTTTCTATTGTTATTTTTTCACCTTCTATATCAAGAAGTGTTGATGCATGACAAGAATCCGTATCACAATAAATACTTACTGGATAAGATTTATCTATTTGTTTTACATTTTTAAGATTTAATTTTTCATGTAATTCAGTATCTAAATGCCACATATTATACCAATAATCGTCATTGGCTTTTTCCATTAATTGGATTACTTCTCTACCATGAGCGGTAATTGAGCCAGCTACGTTATTGTTGAATAGCACAAAATAAGCAGTTGCTAATGCCCCGTAAGAACCTCTTTTCCCCCAGTAGATTTACACCCACTGGGGGTAAGCACCGTTAAGAACCAGCTTCAAAGCTAATTGAAGGGCGTTATAATACTCCACTTCTTTTTTTACTTCAAAAGCTTTAGCTCTTAACGAATCTAATTTTTTAATTTTTTCGTCTTTAGTCATAAAACTTATATTATTTTTTAATATACAATTTTATATTAAAATAATAAAAAAGTTTATGATTAAAGAAAATACCATATCAGTAAATATAACTAGTGTAAATAGAAATCATTATATAAAATTAGGATATAGTGTTAATATATTTGAAAAATTAGATATAAATGTATATGACTTACCATTAAGTTCCCACGTAAAAATAACAGCAATATGTAAAATATGCAGTAGTGAAAATTATATTCAATATGGAAAATATATAAAAAATAAAAATAATCATGGTTTTTATTCTTGTAAAAAATGTTCTAGACAAAAAGCCGTGATAACATCTCAAAAAATTTATGGAGTTAATAATTGGATGGAATTAAAAGAAGCAAAGGAAATAATGGCAAAAAAATTTACAAATAAATATGGAGTAAAAACAAATTTATTATTAGAATCTAATAAAGAATTAAGGAAAAATATAATGGAGGAAAAATATGGTACTTCTAATTTTTGGGAACTAAGAAATAATATAAATAATGAATTTGTAAATAGTGGTAGTATAAAATTTATAAACCTAAATATTACTTCCTCTAAAAATGATATAAAAAACCCTAAATTAAGATACTCAGATGAAGAAATCAAAAAATTTTATGATCAATATTTGATAGAGTTTTCTAATTATAGAAAAGAAGTAAGAAAATTAACTAAAAGAGTTAAAAATAAATTATATGAAAAATGGGATGGTTATGATTTTTATGATAGAGAATATATAAAAGATTATTTAAATTTAAATTATGATAATAAAAAATATCCAACTATAGATCATAAAATATCTATTTATGAAGGGTTCTACAAAAAAATTAAACCAGAGGAGATAAGTTGTATAAATAATTTGTGTATAACAAAACGTTCCTTAAATTCTTCGAAAAGAAATAAAAATTTCGAAGAATTTAAGGAACGAATTAACTAATAATATCTTTAAAGATGTATTTACAACGTTCATCTATATTAATATCTGATAAATCAGTATGATCTATATTTTCTAATATTAAATAATCTCTTATTACATTATCTAATCTTGCTATTTCGTCTTTATTTTGGAATCGTATTCCATCTTCAACATTATCTAAAATAGGTGGGATATAATAAATTTTATACCATTGATTTATATTTTTAAGAATTTCTTTTTGTAAATGATTTATAGCAGCAACATCTTTATTAGATAATTTTTTAGGGTATAGGGATCTAAAATAGAAGTAGTTTAATATAGAGGAAGAATCACATATAATGTAATCTTTAGAACCCATATACATTTTTTCTCTATTTAGTTGTTTATAGAAAATAACCATTTGGTCTATTGGGGTATTTGGTATTCCCCATTCTGCTATATAATCGGTGGCTGCTTCGGTAACAAATATAGAATTAAGTCCTTTCTTTTTAAGTTGGTAGTGAATAGATGCGGCTAAAGTTGATTTACCTGAACTGGGAGCACCTACTATAGAAATTAATTTACTCATTATTTTTTTATTTTATTAATATTATATTTCAATCAAATAAAAAGTTTATGTAAGAAAGGTTTATTATTAATATATAATATATTAAAATAATTTAATTAGATGCAGTTTTTTGTAGTATATGTTAAACAGATAAAAAAATTCCAAAAATACGTTAAAGTAAATAAAATAAGGAATAAATATATCATAGATATTAAAAAAATATCAGAAGAAGAGGGATTAGATTATGATTCGGAAAGGACGTATCTTAAAATACTGGTATTTAATAAAATACAACAAGCGATAGAAAAGAATAAAGATATTTATTATATTCCTGATTTTGAACATGATTTTTCTATTGAGAAACTTTTGAATATTAAAAAAATTCTAAATGAGAATGACTTTAATATTCTTATTTTTTATAATGAATTTAGAAAAGATAATGATTTATTACAGGATGCTTTAGGAAATTTAACTAAATTTTCTAATTCACAAATAATCAGAGATTATTAAAAAATAAAACACACTAAAAATGGCAAATCCTACTAATACACCAGCTCCTGTATCAGCTCCTACTCCAAATACAGATGTAGAATTTAATTCACCTGATCAAAGAAAATTTAAATTGGATCAAAATGGTAACAAGGTTGATATAAATGATATAAAAGCAAATACAAAAAGTGGGGATAGGTCATCTCCATTAATAGGTGGGTCTCCTTTAGGAGGATTTGTATATGATAATACTAATCAAGGATATTCGATTCAGCAAGGTGATAAAATTGATGATTTAGATAGTGTTAAATCTTTATTTAATAATACTAATTTAAGACCATTTAAATCTATAAATGATAATAGTTTTGATTCTAATGTTTATAAAAATAAAATTATTGATTCATATAATGATTCAACTTATGATATAAGTACTTTAGATTTAATAGATTGGTCTAAAAAAAGTGGTAACGCTTCTATTGAATTAAATGAAATGGATTTTATATTTCTTAAAAATTTAGGAGTTTATACAAATAATAGATTAATTATTGCTAGAAGATTTCCATTTGGCATTTATGATGATTTAACAAACACTGCTTCAAAAAATACTAAACCTATTTCTAAATTAATATCATGGGTTAAAGATGGTGAAGATTTTATTAGTATTGATTTTTCAGAAAAATGGGTAGAATCAGAGGCTAGTTTTGTTGAAATATTAAACGGAATTGGTAAAGACATGACCACTAATATAAGTAAAATGGATAATCCTACTGATTGGGGTAGTGCTGCGGCAGCAGGTGGTGGTATTGTACCTTTAGCTGGTTTTACTGAAGTTTTCCAATATAATGTTTTAAACAAATTGGCTGGTACACAAATGTCTACTGTTGATTTTACTACATTACCACAAGGTAATCCTAATTTAATTAGAGAATCAAAAAGAAGAAGTGTTGCAAGCTCTGGAAAAGAGCCATTTAGTGGATTAAAAGGAGCATTTGGAGTAACTATGAAAATAGAATATGAACAAAAATATGTATATGGTATAGATCCTGCATTTGCTTATTACTCTATAATAGCAAATGCTCTTAGTTTTGGTACTTCTGTATCATCATTCAATTTTACAGGAGCTTTAAGTAAGGAATTAAAAAAATTTGTTGATGATATAAGTTCAGGAGATTCTAATAGATTAATTGGTGCTCTTGTTGATTTTGTTGCTGCTATTGTTGGTGCGTTACAAGATATGGCTAGTCAGTTAGTGAATGCGGTAAAAAGTATAGTTAAAGGTGATGTTAGTCTTACTCAAGTTGGATCGCAAATATTAAAAACAATAGCAAAAGGTATAGGTTCTATAATTAATAAATACAAAGTTAGAATTATAGGTGTAATTAATTCATTAACAGGCACACCATCTGGACCTTGGCATATAACTATTGGAAATCCAAAACATCCCATTTTTTCATCTGGAGATATGATTGTAGACAATGTTACAATGACATTAGGTAATGTATTAGCTTTTAATGATTTACCATCAAGTATAGCATTAGAAGTTAAATTTTCTAGTGCTAGAAATTTAGGATCTCAAGAGATATTTCAAAAATTAAATTGTGGTAAAGAAAGAACTTATGTTGTAGCACCAGGATATGAAAATGGGATTGATTTTCTAACTAATAATAACACTAAAATCTCAGATGCAGTTGATAAAAAAATAGATGAAATGGTAAAAAATAATGCGGCTCGTGAGAAAAAAGATGCTAATAAGGCTAACACAACTAAAGAAAATTATCAACCTATTATAGATAGTATAATAAAAGAAGCAAAAGATAAAAAATTAAAATATGATGGTACTATAACAGCAGTAGATGAAGCGAATGCTGTAAAACAATGGCTTGATGGTTATAATAAGACATCACAATTAAATGATAAAATTGGTTGGACTGCATCAGGAACTACAACTCCTGTTAGTGTAAAAGCTAGTGACCTTTTCAGTTAAAAAATAAAAATAAAAAATGGATATTAAAGATTTAGATTTATTACAAAGAGATCCTAATCAAGATAATTTATATGACCTAACACAAAATAATCTTAAATTTGACCCTAGTATTCAAGGTACTTATTTTGTTTTATCAGATGAAGAAGAAATGAGATTAGATTTAGTTAGTTATGCTATATATAATAATGTTGATAATGTTGATTATTTATTAACATTGAATGATATTGATAATCCATTAAATATAATGAGTGGGGATTATATTAAATGGATAAGTCCAACTCAATTAAATTCAATAGAAATAAATGTATCTAAAGTAGATACAGTTAGTTTAGGTTTAATAAATACAAATAAGAAAACTCAAATTGACCCAGCAAGACAAGTTTATGTATCAAATGGGTATTCATTTCCACCTACATTTAATGAAGCGGGAGGACCTCCAGCAGCAATTAGTGGAAATACAATAATATTAGGAAATAATTAAAAATATGAGTATGTTATATGTTATAAATGTAAATTGTTATGTTTTAAAAGGTTCTAAAAAATTATATCCTGATTATAAATTAGGAGATAATGATTTAGGAGAATCTATAATAGATTATTTATCTGAATTTTGGCCATCAAAAGGTTATAAATTTATAGATACAACATCTAAAGAAATAACTCATGTTAATGACATGATATCATACGATTTAGTTATAAATTTAGATTTATTTAATCAAGAAAATTTAGATTTACAAGTTTTTACACAAAAAATACAAACAGGTATACATAATATTTATAGTAAATGTAATGCATTAGTTAATATAAGTAGTAAAGAAGATTCTATTGTTAATAATTTTGACCCTAAACTTAATGGTGGAGGTTATCTTATGAATTTTTTCCTTAAAGATATACCTACACCAACTCTACCAACTCCTAGTTTTAAAGTAAATTATGACCCTAATCAGTTTCCAACTGATATAAAAATTGTTGATCAATCAAAGAATAGTGTAAAATATCAATATGATTTTGGTGATGGAGAAAAATCTATACTTAAAGAGCCTAATAAAACATACACAACTGAAGGAACATATAATATAGTACTAACTACTGTATCAAGTGATAATTTATCAGCGACATATTCACAAACAGTTACTATTAAAAAACCAATAGATCCTGTTGTTGAATCAAAAAAACAAGATACAACTCCTGATAATCCTGATACTAAACCTCAAAATCAGGTAGATAAGACAGCAAATGTAAATGAGACTAAACCTGATGAACAAGCAACAAATATAAAAATACAAACTCCAAATAATCCAGATTATCAAAGTGAGTTTATAAGAGGTTCAGGTTTTTCTCCTGTTATTTATTATAATTCGTTATTAATTGATAATTCAACAATTGATTATTTTTCATTATATAATGATGGTTTTATTCCTTGTATAAAACTTAATTTTAAAGACTCTAGTGGTACAATTAAAAGTAAAGGATTTCCATTAGATGATACAAAAATTAAAATATTTATTAGTTCTCGTTCTAATAATTTAAAATCTATAATATTAGATTTTAAAATTACAAATTTTAATAATGATGATGATATAATGATGATAGATGGTATATTACAATCATCTAAATTATATACTAAAAATTATAAAAATTACGCAAATTCTACATCTTATACTGCTCTTAAACAAATATGTACTGATATAGGTATTGGATTTAATAGTAATATAACTGATTCAAATGATAGAATGAATTGGCTTCAAAATGGTAAAAAGTTTTTAGATTTTATCGAATCAATTGTAGAAAGATCTTATATATCTGATAAAACTTTTTTATCAGGATATATTGATTACTATCAATGTTTTAACTATATTGATATAGAAAAGGAAATGGATAGAGATATAACTGATCAACATGGAATTAATACAACTGGATTAGAAAGTGCTAATGGTTCTAATTCTAAAACAGATATTCAACCTTTAATTTTAACAAATGATGAATCAATGTTACAATCAAATAATTATTTTTCTAAATTTAAGGTAATAAATAGGTCTGCTGAAATAAGTGCTGAAACAGGATATATTCAAAATACTGCGTTTTATGATAGAAATAAAAAACAATTAGTTAGTTTTAAAATAGATTCTATAACTAAAAATGAAAATGATAGAATAATTTTAAAAGGAGATCCTAATGATCCTAATTCATCAGAAACTGTTAATAATAATCAAAATTATCATTATTTAGGTAAATTAGATACATCAAATGTACATAATAATTATTTTTATACAAAAATAAATAATTGGAAAAATATAACTGATTTAGGTAAAATTGAGATTGAGATTGAAATGGGTAATCCTAACTTTAATCTTTATCAATTTCAAAAAGTTAGTCTTATATTAAGTAATAAATCTCCTATGGGTGGAGATGATAGTATGATTAATAGTAGATTAACTGGTGAATGGTTATTAATTGATATAGAATATGTACTCTCTCAAAATAAATTTTCACAAATTTTTCGTTTAGTAAAAAGAGAGTTAGAATTATCTAAAGAAGAATTAGATGCAGAGAAAAATAATACAAATACTAATTATAAAAAAGAATTATCCGAAAATACTCAAAATCCAGAACCAAATCAACAAACTACAGGAACACCTGCTTTAGTTGATTATTCAAATCCAACAAAAGTTCCAGCAGTACCTACTAATTATAATACAAGTTTACCAAAGAAAACTGATAAATTATCAAGCATATTTAAAACTTATACTTATCAATCTTTATATCCTATTATACAGCAATTAGGAATACCAAAAGGTATTGGGATACTAATGCTAGCACATGCTTTACACGAAGGATGGGGAGGTATTGAACAAGGAGATCCACAAATGGCAGCAGCTGATGCGAAACATAGAACTAGAAGAACTAATAACCCAGGAGCATTAAGATATAGTACTATTTACGCACAATTTAATCCAGTATCGGATACTCCAAAAAATGGATATTGTAAATTTCCTAATGTTATTGAAGGGGTTAAAGCTCTTTATTTTTTAATAACTAGGATTAAAAATGGACAAAACCAAAATTTCCCATTAGCAGGAAATAGCCCGCTATGGAATGGTGATCCTAAAACAGGATATATGGATATTTATGCCCCAATTTCTGATGGTAATAATCCTCATGATTATGCTATGGGTATATTATCAGACTTTAATACTTTTGGTATATCTGGTTTAACTACTGATACTACGATAAATCAACTATTTAACATTAAATGATAAGTAATGTTTCTTATTTAATATATAATAAAAAAGTTTTATCAGCATGGCAGAAAACATCACTTCCCCAATTTCAGTACCTAGTAGTGGAGGTATGGATATACCACCTGCTTCAGCACAAACATTAAATCCTCAAGTACCTCAAGATCTAAATCCTAAAATTAATCCAGTTATAGCTGAAGCAGATAAACCAAATACAGGCGTTCCTGTATTACAAGAAAAATTTAAAAGAACTGGTTTATTTTATGGGGATACAAATAGCCCAATTTTTGTAGTTAATAGATGGCAAAATTATTTTGATGATGGAAATTCTTCTAATATAGGTGGGTTATATGATGCAGATTTTAGTAATTCTGATAATAGTGGTTTCATGGCTCCTGAAGGTTTTTATCAAACTAATTTAATGTCAACTGAAACAGGTTTTGAACAAGAAAGAGGTTGGATTAATGAGCCATTTCAAAATTATGCTTTTAAAGGATCAAATGGTAATTTAAGATTATACCCTGGACATGAAGGTTCTTTACAAAATCCTTACTCTTATACTAATGCAACTGATTTAGATGTAAATATAAGCAATAACTATTTAGAATTTCCGGATGAACATTTAATAAATAAATTAGCTCCTCAATATACTTTTACTAGAGGCTTCTCAATAGACAATGATAATAAGGATAGAAGATTAACGAATATAAATTTTGCTCAATATCAAACAACTATTAATAATCAAGATCCTGTTGTGTTTGGTTATCAATTATCAATAATCTCAGAAACCTCACCTCTTTTTAATGGTGCTATACCTGATTTTTTATATAAATATTCAACAATGACAGATTTAAAAACAAGGTTAGTAACATACTATCAATTTTTTTATAGTTTCTTTTCTTTATTTGAATTAGAATTGGTTAGAGATGAATTAAGAGATTCAAGAGTAGATTATAATAGTAATTTTCCTGATATGGATAATTGGTATAGTAAGGTTACTAATGACGGAATCTATACACCAGAAGATTTATTTGATTTTACCAATAGTAGACAAGGAAATAATTTTAATAAAACTCCATATTATTTAAAAAAAATATCTGGTTTAAATAATTTAATAGAAAAGAATGGGTTTGATGGTAAAGATAATTTTATTGATTATGGAACAGATATTATTACTTTAACTCTAAATGAAGATACTAATTTATCATCAGGAGCTTTAATAATGTTATATAAAACTTTAAGTTGGTCTAAAAGAGGTGGTAAAAAAATGATACCTGATAATTTATTAAGATTTGATTTAGAGATAACAGTTAGCGAAACTAGACATTATAACAGAGTTGTAGGAGGTGAAGTTATGGCAGATATTCCTAATAAATATACTTATTTTTTATATGAGTGTCAATTTGTTTTTGATAAAATGTCACATGGAGATTCTATTGATATGTCCGCAATTAAATCATTAGATGAAGGAGTAGATATTTCTTTTACATATAAGTATTCCAATGTTAAAATGAGTACATATAATGCTACAAATATCGAATTAGGAGATAGTAATATCCCTAATTCTTTACAATTTACTGAAAAATCAATTGACAATGGTAAATTAAATATTTATGGTGGAGTATTTCCAATCGGAGCTTCTGGAAATCCTTCAATGATTTCTAGTGTATCAACTCCTCATACTTATGGAAAAAGAAATATATCAGGTAAAATAGGTGATTTTGGTAATACTCTTGATGGTGTTTCTCAACCTTTAAATAATCCAAAAGGTAAATTACCATCAGAAATGGATATTGCTAATTTTGATTTAAATAGATTTCGTTCAACTGTATCTGCAACTATAATTCAGCCTAATATAACAGATAAAATGAAAGATGATATTAAACAATTATATGAAAGTTCAAGAATAAATATGATTAGTAATTTTAATTCTACAATAAAAGCAGGAGATTCAAAAGATAGTAACCAAAAAGTAAATTCAAATGTATATAGTTCAGTTTATAATGAAACTGATGTTTATAATATAAATCCATTTGGACAATATGTAGCGAATAGTACAATAGATAACGTTATTGTAAAAGGAACATATGGTCAAGATGTTAGGGTTTTAGCAAACACTAATACCGGAAATTCTATATATGCTGAAAATGTATTTTTATTACCTGATGTAGTTCCTATTATAGATTTTGGATTTAGTTCTCCTTTTTTAAGTGGATCTGCTTTTATTAATTTAGGAGATGATAATGTTTATTATGATAAATTCGGACTTAGTTTAAATGGTGGATTTTCTATTGGGGGATTATCACTAGGGGGTAATTTATCATTAAATCCTGGTGGATTATCATTAGGTGGTAATTTAGGACTTAATCTATAATTATTATATAAGGAAAAAGTTTTATATAATATATAATTTATGATAAGAGAAGAATTAAAAGATAAAATATTTGTCGGTGTTGTTGAAGAAAATAATGATCCCGATAGAATTGGTAGAGTTAAAGCTAGAGTAATAAAAGTTTATGATGGTGTAACTAAAGAAAATATACCTTGGGCAAGTCCTTTCAAAGATCTTAATGGTAATGAATATAATGTACCTGATATAGGTAAAATTGTTTCGGTTGTGTTTCAAGATGGAGATGATAAATTACCTGAGTATATTTATGCAGAACATTATAATATAAATTTAGAAAATAAATTAAAAGCCCTTAGTGCAGAAGATTACACTAGTTTTAAATCTATATTCTTAGATCATTCTACGCAAATTTATAGAAACAACAGTGAAGGTTTAAAAATAGACCATGAATATACTAATATTAATTTAGATCAATATGGAAATATTGCTCTAAATCTAAGAGACCCTTCTTCAATTATAACATTAGGTTCTAATGATGCCGATGAGAATGCCCTTTTAGCTACAACTTGGATGAATTGGTTTGATACTTTTGTTGAAAATCTTCTAGGTTCTAATGGAGGTCCTTACTTAGGAAATCTAGGAGCACCTGTCACACCAAATCCAAGTTTTATAGATTGTTTACAGCAATATCAAGATTTAAGAGAAAATTTCTTATCTAAACATGTAAAAATATCTAAAAACTCTAATATAGCTTCCCAAAAAAGACCTTATGTAAAACAATTTGGAGATAATTATACTACAAACGTAGGGGAAGTATTAACAACTACACAAGCAGCTCCATATACCCCAACTTCTGATTATACATCAACCACAGGTTCTGAAAATCCTGCAAATTTAATTACTAAAGATAATTTAGGTTCAGAATCTCCTTCTATAGTTTCATCTAAAAAAGTAGATATAGATCCTAAAACAGTATCTATTTTATGGAATTGTAATTTATTTAATCAAGGGGATCCTACCTGGGCTAATTATGGAGATGGTACATATACTATAAGGCAAGCAGGTTGTGCTTTATCTACATTTGCGATGTATGCCTCTGCTTTCGGTAAAAATGCAAGTCCATTAGATTTTTTCAATGCTAATGGTAGAAAAATAATTGTATCTTGGAATCAAATTCAAAGTAAATATGGTTTCCCATTACCAACACCTAATTATAATTGTAACCAAAATAAATTAGATTTTTTATTAGGAAATGCCCCTATACTTTGGGAAAGTAAAAATCATGGGGGGAATCCACAATATGTACATGGGCATCAGCATTGGATGTTAATAGTTGGAAAAAATTTAGATGGTACATATATAGTACATGATCCAAATGGGGGAAAACAAAGACTAAATGTTCCCGCTAATGATATACTAAATCAATGCGGAAGATTAAGTGGTTTAAATTCTAGGTCTAATGCTTTATTTATTAAACATACATAAAAAATCCCCTAAAGGGGATTTTTTATAAGTTAATTTTAACTATCTTATAAGGATATTTACGCTTTTTATAAAAACCTTCTCGCTCTAAAAAATGCTTATATAATATATTACTCATAGAGGAATCAAATATATCAACTAAATCAAATATATTAGCTACGGATTTTTCAGAATGTTTTCTTAAAGCCCTACCTATTGCTTGTATAACTATTTGTTCAGATTTAAAAGAATCAGCAAATATAACATTGGTTATTGCATTAACAGACCATCCTACAGCTAATGTTCCATAACTACCCACAAGAACTTTTACATTATCTTTTGTAACTTCCATTTGTTTTTTAATTTCTTCCCTACTCTTATTATTTATTTCTCCATCAATATAATAAAAATCTTTACCACTAATAGTTTTTATTTTATCTAAAATCTTATGACCATATTCTATAGTATGGAATAAGATTAACGTATTTGCTTCACACTTTTCTACTATTTTATAAATAAAATTCAATCTCTTTTCTGAATTTTGTATCCATTGCTTTTCAAAATTAAAAACATCTTTACCAATACCTGATCTTTTTGCTATATTTAACGAAGTATTAAAATTTTTATCATCATGATTTAATAAAAGTACTTTAATACTCATCGGAGTTATATTACCTCTTTTAACTAATGTATCCGCATCAATCTGTGTTACTTTTGGACCTAATACTGATTGAATAGTTAATATTTCCAATGTATCATCAGATGGGAATGTACCGGATACCCCAAATCTAATATGAGCAGCTCCAAATGTTTTTTTCAAAATTGCTTTAACGGTAGTTGATTTTGAACCATGAGCTTCATCACAAGCTACCATATAAAATTGTTGAAAGAAAGATTTAGGCCATTTTTCTAATGATTGATAACAACCAATATAAATATTAGGACTTTCTACTCCTGAAAATTTTCTAGGTTTATCACTCATTATTTCTTCTATTCTTAAAGGTTTATCTAATTTATTTTTGATAATTCTTTTAATAGAAACTCCATCTATTTTATGTTTATCTGTTAATTTGATTACATCAATTTCTCCTTTTTTATCAATAGTAATTTTATCATTAGGATTTTTCATAATAACATCACCATTTTCTAATTCTATTTCATAAGTATAATCAAATGAATTTTGTATATTATTTTGTCCATAATAATATGAAATAATATCATCATAAAATTGTGTTACTAATGTTATAGAAGGAACTATAATCAAAAATTTAGCATCAGGATTTACATTTTTAAGTATATAAAATATAACTAAAGCAATAACTAAAGATTTACCACCCGATGTAGCTACTTCCGCCATGCAATATCTATTTTTAAGAATCTTAAAAGCGGTATCTACTTGATAATCATGGGGTCTAAAATCTATCCATTGACCTTCTTTATTTCTTACTTGATGATTTTGAAAAAAATCATCACAAAAATCGACTAAATCATCTATATTTATATCTCTATCTAAAGGAAATTCTTCTTTATTTTCTATTTCAAATTTAACTCCTATTTCTTTACAAGCCTTTAAACATTCTTTCCATAGTCCCATATTAACCTTACCATCATCAAAATATGATTCTTTTCCATTCCATACTCCGGCTTTAAAAGCACCCATAAATCTATATCCTTTCACATATCTTTCTAGCCAAATTTTTATTTGATGATATTCGGTTCTTGTTGAATCACTTACTATCAATTTTTCAGTGTTTTTATCATATCTAAACTTCATTAAAGTATTTATTTTTCCATTATATATTATTATAATTAAATGTTTAGAATTTAATATATATAAAATATGAACTTATTTAATATAAACATAAAACCTGTTGAATACATTTTATACCAAAAAATCAATGAAGATGCCGAATATATACCTCGTTTTCAATTGAAAAACAATAATGGTATAGAAGGGATTGAAGTTAATAAACCTATTAAACCAACTCAAGAATTAATAGAAAAAGCCATAAAGTATGGTATGATATTCTTAGTAACTTATAAAGGAAAAAATGACTTTGCTCCAAAAGGACATGAACGTGTTATTTATCCAATGGTTATAGGAAAATCAAGTGTAGGTAATATATTAATAAGAGGTTATCACTTAAAAGGTTGGTCTATATCTAACAATAGACATGTTGAAAAAATATGGAGAATGTTTAGATTAGACAGAGTTCTTTCAATTACATTCACAGGTTCGTTTTATAGACTTCCTCCAAGTGGATATAATATGAATGATAGAGGAATGAAGGGTGGTATAATTGCTAAAGCAGATTTTAATGAAATCAGAAGAAATCAACAAAGTTTGGTTAAATCAGAAGAAATACAAAATAAAGAAAAGATTGTATTAGATGATCAAAAAAATGCTTTTGTATCAGTAAAAGTTAAATCAACAGGAACTAAATTAAATATGGATGAACCATTAGAATGTCCTTATTTAAATAATGTTAAGGATATAGCAAATGTTAGAATATCTTTCTTAAAAAGTGTTTATGGTAATACTTATTTTGTTATATTAGGAGCTATGGGAAGACCTGGAAATACCGCAAAACTAATTGATGAAAAAGGTAAAAACTTAGGTGTTTTTAAAGTTTTAACATCAATCTCAGGGGATGATCTAAGAAAAATAAAAGGGGTTAAAGGTAATAAAATGTTTGATGTTTATATTTTTGATAAGAAGATATAAATTGATAAGTAAAAAATTTGAATTCATGCAAGATCATGATATATATAATATACTATAATTATGAGATATTTAAGACTTTTTGAAGACTTTCAATCAAATAAATTTTTTAATGTATAATCTAACTTAGATTATAAAGAATATTTAGACGCAGTTACTTTATGTGCAGAAGAATTACACAAATCTTTACCACAAGTCCCATATAACTATATTTATAAAGACATTAGAGATAAAGGAAATCCTAAATTATCATTAATAGCTTTAGATGATACCAATTATCCATTAGGTTCTGCTATATGTTATGAAAGTGAAATAACAAAAGATATTGAAAAATTTAAACAAAATGATCCTAGTTTTAGAACCGAATATTACCAAGATATAAATCAATTTGATAATTTAAAAGGAATTGAATTAGAAGCTATATCTGTTAAACCAGAATTTAGAAATAATAAAATAGCATCTAAATTATTAGATGCTATTAATAATAGTTATGATTATATATTTTTAAAACAAGATAGAAATTTAAAAGAAAATATAGATTATACTAAAAAAGGTTATGACCTTATATACACAATGTTTTTGCGTAATGAAAAAAGTTTATGTGATGTATATGCAAAAAAATTATAATTCATCTATAATAATACCATGAGTATCATACCACCATTCTTTAGGCATATCTTTATGCTTATCTTTTAAGCGATTATATCTTTCTACTATTTTAGTTTGTCTTTTAATTTCAGCATCATAAAACTCATGGTCTATATGAATGTTTAATTTGAAAGCTTCCCTAAGAAGCTTTCGTAATACATATCCACCTTTTGTATTTGATGGAATAAATCCACTATCAATAATTTTTAATATAGATTCTCTTAAAGTAGTTTCTTTATCAATTATTTTATTATTTACGAATATCTCAATCCTCTCTAAACCGAAACCTGCGTCTATTGATGTTCCTAAAGGATTAACTATATTCCCTATTTCTACATCATTAATAAAAAACTCAGTACAATAACCGCCTATTTCACCATCTGACCAAATACAATCTTCACTAATTCTAGTTTGTAGATTCCATTTAGAATAAAAATTTTTCCATTCATCATATTTATCTTCATGAATTGTGATATAATCAATTTTTAAGTTTAAATGATTTATCAAAAAATCACACCAAAAATCAATAGCTTCTTGAATAGACATTTGACGAAAACTAAATAACCCAATCATATTAAAATATAATAAATGGGAACTATCTCCAATTTCTTCAAAATCATTCATTCTAATACAACTTTGTATATTAGATTCGGTTCCTGTATAATCTAAATCTTTAAATTTATCTTTAAATTTTTGCATTCCAGCAGGACAAAAAATAGTGGTATCATCATATGAATTAACTTTATCAATCAATTCAAAATTAATTCCTTTTGATAGGCAATATTCTTTATATTTTTCTTTTACATTCATATTTTTATATTTTTACAAATATAAATAAAAAAATTGTAATAACAAAATTTAAATATAAATATATAATGTTATGAATTTATATACTCAAGAAGAATTAGATAGAATTAAAAAATGCTCTGAGAAGAACCAAGCAATGGAAGACTTCTTTCAAACAAGAATGAATGAATGGAACGGAAAAATTAATCCTTTATTTGACGTTCTTAAAGAAAAATTAACAAGTCCTGATTGCATTATGGAAAATCAAGCACTAGCTCTTTCATATAAACAAATAATTATGGAACAAATATCTCTTTTCTTATCTAAGAGGTCAAAAGAAGATACTCACCTTAAAAGATTAAAACAAGATAAGTTTGTATTATATGCTGTTGCTTCTCCATTAAAGACTAATACAGGTGAAAAAATAATGTTAATTGAAGGTCATATAGCAGAAAATCAAAGAACATTAGAACTAATTGAGAATCATATAGAGTTTCTTAGGTCTTGTTCAAAGAATTTAGATTCTTTTAGTTATGCAATCAAAAATATTATTGATTTAATGAATTATTTAGGTCGTTAATTCGTAATCTTTTTTAGTATTTTTTCCATAGGATCTTCCCATTCAAACTTATACTTAGGTTTATTATGAATAAAACTATCTAATTCTGATAAATCATATTTAACCATAACTCCTAACTCTTTCAGAGATTCTGCATTACATAATTGTTCATATTGTCCTAATATAGGAATACACATTAATTTCTTTTTCATAAACATTGCTTCTGAAGGAGTTTCAAATCCCGCAGAAGTTATGATTCCTCTACAATTTATAAAAGATTTTGTAAAATCTTTTATTGAATTTGGTTTGATAATACAATTTTTGTATATCTTAGTTGTATTAATTTCTTTTGAAAAAATCTCAAAAACTGCATTATGTTTAGATAAAATAGGCAATAACATATTTAATGAATAAGATGGTAAATAAACTGTATATACACCACCTTTTACTGGTTTAGAATACATAATCTCATCCCTTATGATAGGATATAAGATATTATTATCATATTTTTTAAAATGAAGTCCTATTTCATTACTTACTGGAGCCATATTTTTAAGAATAAACTCACCAAAATAACTTTTATTTTTTGGACGTGGAGATTTATCAGATGTAAATGAATATTGATGAGATATTCCTAAACAATCTATATTTTGTTTTTTACAAGCCCATGCTGTAATTGGTTCAAAATCAGTAATAATTTTATCATATTTAGATATGTCTAATTTTATATCTTTTAAGAATTGAAAAGGTTTTAAATCTTTAAATGTTTTTATATAATCAATAGAGCCATATTGATTATATTTA